ATTTTCACAGCCCTTTAGCTAGTGGGGAAATAAAAAGAACATGTAAATCTTGTAAGAGTGGGCATGGTAAAGTTATATATAATCTAAAGAATGAGAACCCTTACCCAGATAAAGATTATAGGTGTCCGATATGTACTAGAAATGTAGAAGAACTTAGTAAAAATGGAAAATCTAAAATGAGTACGTGGGTTTTAGATCACTGCCATGCTACAGATACCTTTCGTGGTTGGGTGTGTTCACATTGCAACAGGGGTTTAGGTGGATTTCAAGATGACTTGACAGCAGTTAAAAAAGCTGTTAAATACTTAAAGAGGCATAAGGAGAGTTTAAATGATGCACAAACCACCAAGGATTAAGTACTATGTAGAGTATGAGATCAATGCAGAACATGACACAGAGAGTATAACTTTGTTTGCTCATGGGCCACAAATGGTACTGGATATACTTGATAGCTATATTGTAGCTAAGATAGAGGAAATAGAATGAATGTTGTAACAGTTTTAGATGTAGAGAACACTACTATTAAACGTAACAATAAACTTATGCTTGATCCTTTTGAAGCAGAAAATTCGTTGACAATGGTAGGAATGTTAAATCACTCTGGAGAAAAGATAATTACATTTGATCATAGTGAGCAACAACCTACCACTGAGGGTGGAAGTATTGTCCAGAACATTCTGGATGATACCCACCTCTTGGTGATGCAGAATGCTATACATGACTTAACTTGGCTGTGGGAATCTGGTTTTACTTACACTGGAGATATCTTTGATACCATGCTTGGTGCTTATATAATACAACGAGGACAGAAAGAACCATTGAGTCTGGAGTATTTAGCAGAACGATACAACTGTGATACACAGAAGATGGGTACACTAAAGGATTACTTCAACAGAGGATACACTACCAGAGAGATACCACATGATGAGTTGTCGCAGTACTTGTCTGCTGACCTACATGCTACTATGGAGTTGTATGATAAGATAAATGATCAGCTTAACACACACGATACAGGCTTAGTGGATACCGTCAAACTAACCAATCAAATATGTGTACATCTTGCACGTATTTATCAGAAGGGTTTTAATGTTAATCAAGAAGCCCTTGAAGAAGTACGTAAAGAGTTTGAAGCTGAGAAGCAAGAGTTGTTAGCTAAGTTACAGTTGCAAGTGCATGAGCTAATGGGTGACAGACCGATTAATTTAAATAGTCCAGAGCAGTTATCGTGGATTATATACAGTAGAAAACCAAATGACAAACCTATGTGGGCTAACTCATTTAGTTCAAGGCTAACCCCAACTGAGTTTAGATCTATTACTAAGCAGAACTCTGTTGTATTATACAAACAAAAGGCACGACAGTGTAATACATGTAGGGGTACAGGTAAGGTACGTAGAACTAAGAAGAATGGCACACCATTTGTTAAAACAAGTAAGTGCTTAGAATGTAAGGCTGAAGGATTTTTATTTACTGATACAGATACCATAGCAGGTTTAAAGTTTGCTGCACCTAACCCAGATTGGGTGAGCGCACACGGATTTAGTACCAGTAAAGACAACCTTATAAAGCTAGAGACTAATGCTAGAGAAAGAGATTTTCAGACTGCTGTTGTATTTTTGCAACGGGTTAGAAGATTATCAGCACTAGATACATATTTATCTAGCTTTGTTGATGGTATATCTACACACATTAAATCAGATGGTATGCTACACGTTCAGTTACTACAACACAGGACAGGTACAGGCAGGTTATCTGGGGCTAACCCCAACATGCAGAACATGCCACGTGGTCAGACGTTTCCTGTAAAGAAAGTGTTTGTGTCACGATGGGAAGGTGGTAAAATACTTGAGGCAGACTTTGCACAGTTAGAGTTTAGAGTTGCTGCATTTCTTAGTCAGGATAAGATAGCTATACAAGAAGTGTCAACAGGCTTTGATGTACACAGTTATACAGCTAAAGTTATCAGTGATGCAGGGCAGAAGATATCACGACAAGATGCAAAGGCACATACGTTTGCTCCCTTGTATGGTGCAAGTGGATTTGGTAGGACAGAAGCAGAAGCGTCCTATTATCAACAGTTTACTACTAAGTACAAAGGTATATCAGAGTGGCATAAGAGATTAGCTAATGAAATACTTACTACTGGTAAAATAAAAACACCATCTGGTAGAGAGTTTACATGGCCCGATGTACAGCGTAGACGGAATGGAAGTGTGACATATTTCACACAGATAAAGAATTATCCTGTTCAATCCTTTGCAACTGCTGACATTGTACCCATATCTCTGATATACATAGATAAGTTATTAGAAGCAAATAAGATGAAGAGTTGTATAGTCAATACAGTACATGATAGTATAGTTATTGATGTACATCCAAATGAAGTAGATAAGGTAATAAGAATAGTAAAAGCAACGAATGATAATCTAATTAATATAGTAAATACTAAATGGAATATAGACTTTAATGTACCTTTATTATTAGAGGCAAAGATTGGAGATAATTGGCTTGACACAAAAGATGTGGCATGATATAACTAAGAACCTTATGAGATATAACAGGAGAAATAAATGAACGAGATAGCAAATATAAATACTAATGACTATGCATCAATGGCTAAAGCTATGGGCATGGTAATGGATACAGGAGCTAATAAAGAAAAAGCAGATGCACTAGCACGTGTACGTATTAACCACTCACCCATCATGGGTAGGTCAGAAGTCAAAGGTAAGATGGTTAATGTAGAAGTTGTGAGTGGTGGTACATACAAACTGGACATACCAGATGGACCAACATACTACTCTGACACAGCTACGATACGTCCTTACATGCAGAGGTTTATGCACAAGCGTTTTGTGATGAAGACTGATGTTACACCTAACAGGTACATTAAAACTATTATGGCTGACAACTTGAATGTTGATCTGAAAGATAATGATGGTGGTTTTAATTGTGGTAAACCTGCAGGGTATATACAAGACTTCAAGTCTTTACCTGAGAAGATGCAAGACCTTCTAAAGCAGATCAAGCGTGTACGTGTACTGTTTGGTACTATAGAGTTAGACAATCCTGTAGATGAGACAGGTGCATCAGTTACTATAGGTGCTACGCCATTCATATGGGAAGTTGAGAACAGAGATGCTTTCAAAACCTTTGGTACAAATGTGTTTAATAAACTTAATAAGATGAAACGTCTTCCTATACAGCACTATGTTAAGTTAGCTACAGAGGAGCGTAAGTTACCTAATGGTAATTGTTTTTATCTTCCATCTGTTACACTTGACCTGTCTAACACCCTTGATATGGATGATGAAGCACAGGAAATATTTGCTAACTTCCTAGCATGGGTAGCTAACTACAATGGTTATATAACTAATGCATGGAATGAAAGTATGCATAAACATCAAGAGGTTGATAAGAGTACTGTTGATGAGTTCATTGACATAACTGCAGAGGAATTTGCTTAATGAAAAAAGAGTCAGAGTCAGAACACTGGTATAGTAAAACAGGAGAATCTGCTTATACTATTGTTGGTTCAAATGGTAAGGAACGTAACACAAACTTACGGGATGCTAGAAAACATGGTTATGTACCATCTGTTACTACCATACTTGGTGTTGCAGCTAAACCTGCTTTAGAGAACTGGAAAATAAATCAGGCTCTGAACTCTGCACTTACATTAAAGAAACAAGACGATGAAAGTATAGACCAATTCTTTTACAGGTGTAAAGAACACTCAAAGAGTACAGGCAAAGAGGCAGCAGAGATGGGTACAACCATCCACGCCATGATAGAGCAAGGGTTTGCAGGTGGGGCAGAGACTAAGCCCTACCTAGCAATCAAGAAGTACTTAGACGAGACATTCCCTGATGAGACATGGACTGCAGAGGATTCATTCTGTGCTGACTTAGGGTATGGTGGTAAGATAGATCTACACTCTGATACAGGTATCTTTGTTGACTTTAAAACTAAGGACAACTTAGAAGCTAAGAAGAAGTCACCTTCTAGTTTAGTATTTCCTGAACATGGTATGCAACTATCAGCCTATGCTGAAGGATGTAATGTAAAAGATCCTGAGAGGATATCTATCTTTGTAGACAGGAAGGATACAGAATTAATTATACCTTGGCTGTGGAGTAAAGAGTCACATGCTAAACACATATCTATGTTCACTAGTCTGTTGACATACTGGAAGTTGTTTAAGAATTACGATCCATCTGATGCGTAATGTAAAACAGTTTAAGGCTGCACTAAAGTATGGGTATCGTAGTGGCCTTGAGATTAAGGTATCTGATTACTTAAAGGAATTACAACAAGACTTTAGATATGAATGCTTTAAAATAGAGTGGGAAGACCTGATGTATAGAACATATACGCCAGACTTTCTGCTACCTAACGGTATTATAATAGAAGTAAAAGGTCGGTTTGTGACTGCAGATAGACGTAAACATCTGGCTATACAAAAACAACATCCAAACCTTGACATTAGGTTTGTGTTTGAGAGCAGTAAAAGAAAATTAAATAAGGGTTCTAAGGGTACATATGCAAGTTGGTGTGACAAGTATAACTTTAAATACTATGACAGAATCATACCAGAGACATGGTTAAAAGAAAAAAGTAAAAAACTAATTTCTTTGTGGCTATTACAAGATAAAAGTGTTATACCTTTCCCATTAAAGAAAACAAGGAGAACATAGCATGGAAGAAAAAATATACATAGACTTTGAACCTAATGATTTTATTATCAGAATTACTCCTATACTAGATAAAGATAATAAGTGGGTAGGAGAACTAAAAGTTGGGACTATAACTACAGATGATAATACTTTAGATGATGAAGACTATTCTCACTTAATGTATCTATCTACTATGTTATGTTCTTCTGTTCCTTTTATGGAACAAAATGAAGCATTTAGAAGTATGCTAGATACGTATACTCAAGAAGCAATAAAGCCCGTTAAATCTAAACCTACTGTAGAGTATGGTAAGGATAACGTAGTTAAATTAAATTTTCATTAGGAATAGCATATGAAAATAAAAGTATTTTTAACTCTAGATATAGATCAAGAAGACTACCCTGTACCCGTTGATGGGTTTATTAGTGAAGAAATAAATGAGGCCATACACGAATTTATATATGATATTGATGGTATGACTATAGATACAATTAGAATAATAGCGGAGTAGAAACATGAGTAATTATTTACCAACAGATTATCAAGCGTTCATACATACATCTCGTTACGCAAGATGGTTGGACAAAGACAAAAGACGAGAGAACTGGGGAGAAACTGTAGGCAGGTATGTAGATTACATGGCTGACAAGATAGGGTATGATTTAGATACTAACATAC